ATTTTGAATCAAATATCTCGATTCTTAAATTTTACAGAGAATTACTTATAATAAAACTTTAATTCTTTGATGTCAGACACTAACACTAACACAACTAACGAAGTCAATTCTAACGATTCTAACAATAATAGTCTTGGATTTATTAATCCGTTGCCACCTTCTTCAGTTTCATCTGGAAGCTCTGGTTTCATCTCTTCTACTACCCTACAAAGTGGCGCCGCATCAGCTATTAGCTCTCTTCAAAGTGGTAAATCTATAAAAGACTCCGCTATGGATGGTGCTAAAACTATGGTTGAAAACATACTTGGTCCTGTCGTTGCCGATGGCATTGAAACTGCTATTGGCATCGTGAAAGGCCGTGATGGTCAACCTATCGGCGCTGGTGATCCAGGAAACCGTACACCTGGTGGTGGTAAGAGAGGTGGGGATCCGGATTTCCCAGGTAATACTGTCGGAGATGGTTACCACACTCACTCCCACTTTGAGGCAGGAGTCCCAATGGCTATAAGCTGGAATACCCCATTTGATCCTAAATGCTACACATCTAGGTATAGGTATACTAGTGATCACAATCAGATTACGTTGCATGTTACTGGTGGTAAGCTTGTCTTCCCCACTACTCCGACTACTGATCTTGTTCCTTCTTTCCTATTAGGGGCTACTTTCACTGAGATGTTTTATAGATTACAGCGTGCTATCAATTTCACTATGCCGAGTACAATAACGCCAAGTAGGCTTCAGTCAGCTATGAATTCCCTTGCTAATGCACTTCAGGTTTATTATCACTATTCAAGTGTGCTTCAGATGGGTTCTTCTGGCTTCCAAACTGATGCAATTGAGTATGATCGTTCTAATTATACTCCTACTGATGACAACAATTTGAAAATATTGAAGAGGGAACTTTGCTTTATGCCTATTCCTCCGAATCTTCGTCAAACTTGTGCTTTCTTAATGGCGCATTATGCCACAGCTCAGTTTCCAGGTAGTCCTTACATTAAAATAAGTCCCGTTCCTTTTGCTACTACTCTTAATGGTATTACGGCTAGTGCTAAGGATCAATTTATCGGTTTTGATAGTAGTTATATTCCAGCTGCTACTACTGATTTAAATACTTATAATGATGTGTGGAATATCTTAGCTAAAGCGTGTCCTTCATGGATTGGTGATGTTGGTAATATGCCTATTCTACCTGAATATTCTCCTCAGTTTAGCACTATTTGGGCTAATCTCCCTTTTATCGTAATAGACACTACTTCTGGTACTGGTTATAGCACTAGAGGTCCTGCTGTTGCTAATAGTACGACTGAGATTCCTTATAGCTGTTGGACTGCTGATCTTGATGGTGCCGCTTACGCATTTAGTGCTGTTTATAATAACACTAGTGGTACTTGGACTCCCTCTCTTATTCAGCCTGTTTCTTCTGCTAGCTCAGGTGCAGTAGTAACTTCAAATAGATTCACGTTTAATGGAAGTAATTATGGTTTCGTTAATACTGGTGCTGGTGCTGCATATGCTTTTGCGACTAATAGGCCTGAATCATCTACCTTTAATGCTGTAGGTAGTGATATTTATCAGAAAACTGGAACAAGTGTGAGACTTAACGTTACTGGAAATACTATTTCAAATACCGCTATAGATGTCTTGGACTGGTTACTATGTTTACCTGATATTGCGCCTTATACTCGTCCTAGCATGGGTAGTTTTAAAGGAGGAAAAGGTAGAAAATAATGAGTGATGAATTCCTAGACAATGATAATTCTGAGAGTGGTGATATACTTGCAAAACCCAATAGTAATTTCGATTTACAATCCTTAGGTCTGGACCCCGATGTTACATTTCGTCTTTCCCAGTATCTTAATACCGTTGAGAGAGGTAGTGACGTTATCCTTACTTCACCTATTGGTAAAGATAATAGACCTGTTGACATTCTTTATGCTTGGGACAAAATATTTCAAGCTAACTCTCACAAGATCAACAAGGACTTATTGGACTTGGAATTAGCTAATCGGAGTAAGTTTGGTCCTAGAAGCATTGCTAAACCTTGGTCCGATTTAAAACCTAGTATCTATTCTTATTTCGAGAAGAGTAGATGTTCTATCCCTTCCAGAGTTCTTTATCCTAGTAAAGCGGTTAATGAGTCTCACAGAAGATTGAGACCTATTTCTGTTGATAATGCACTTGATTATTTGAAGAATAATACAAATTCAGGTTTGCCTTATTATACTAGAAAGTCCAAAGTTAAACTTAAAGTCAAGAATAAATTTCGAGATTTATTATCTAAGAAGTATCCATGCGTCATGTTCGAACGCACACAAGAGGGTAATAAAACTAGGGGAGTTTGGGGCTATCCTATAGCTGATACACTACTTGAAATGCAGTATTATCGTCCACTTCTTGATCATCAAAGGAAACTTTCGTGGAGGGCAGCTATTGTTGGACCTGACGAGGTTGACAGACAGATCACCAAGATAATTAATCAAGCCAGATTGTCTAGTGATTACGTACTACTATCAGTTGACTTCAGCAGTTATGACGCCACTGTTGGAAAAGAACTTCAAAGTGCATCTTTTAACTATATTAAGGATTTATTCCAGCTTAACTCTCATGATGATTTGAATTATATAAGAGATAGGTTTAATAACATTGGGCTCCTGACTCCCGATGGTGTTATTAACGGTAGTCATGGTGTACCTTCTGGTTCGACTTTTACGAATGAAGTTGATTCTATTTCGCAATACCTTATAGCTATATCATCTGGATGTGTCAACTCTGAAAATTTTCAGATCCAGGGCGATGATGGTGTTTATGCTTTAGCATCCGAGGATTTAGATGAGTTAGTTAAATCTTTTGAGTCAGCTGGGTTAAATGTGAATAAAGAGAAGAGTCGTCTTGCTCCTGATCACTGCACTTATCTGCAGAATCTGTATCATCCAGATTATCAAGAAGATGGCTTAATTCGTGGTATATATCCTACTTATAGGGCCTTAAATAGGTTGGTATACCAAGAGCGTTGGTCACAGTTCGAGGATTTCGACCTTGAAGGTAGGGACTATTATAGCATTAGGGCTTATAGCATACTTGAGAATTGTAAGTTTCATCCTCTTTTCGAAGAACTAGTGAAGTTCATTTTAGAACTAGATAAATACTCCCTGCGAGTTTCTAGAGGTTCTGATACTAAGTACGTTAGAATGCTTAATAACAGTCCAGGCTCTAGTGGGTTCCTTGCTAATCAGCGTGGAGACGACGTTTCCGGTCTTCGTAGTTTCCGTTCTTTCAAGTTGGTTAACAGAATCAGGTCATAAGCCGGGTGTGTTTGTCTAAAAGC